CCCTCACGAACCCGCGCTGCAAGAATGCGCACTTGTCCAAAGCCTTGTACGGTACCAGCTCTGCACCCTTGTCAGCACTGGTATACTTGAGCGAAAACAAACGCTCCATCTCAGCAGCCACGGTGCACTGATTAAAAACGTCTATGACGCTATCATCCGCGGATGCCAAGTTGTCATCACCGTACACAACAAGTGCAACACGACACCACATATCCCTTACATCGCCGGTCAAAGTGCAATAACACGCAGTCAAAGCAACCAGCGAATAAAAGGAATTGACAATGGTAGTCAAAGGGTGGCCGCTTGGTAAAGACTTGTTCCACTGAACGACAAACCGCGCATCCCCAAAGGGACCCGTGATATGCCGTGAGTGGACCAAGTCCAGCCATAAGACCCGGCGGATCAACTGATTCTCAGCAGAATCCCCATACCACTGGTTAATAAAATCCAGTATGGCCCAATGCACCTGCGGTTGCTCACTAGCATCAAAGTGCTTGAAGTCTCCATCAAAACACTTCTGCTTACCCTTATCTAAGAGAAAGTTGGCTATACGCCACCACTCAGAATAGGGATTAACACCAGGAGCCAACCCAGTGGTAATGTTATTTCTGAAGCATGCAGCCATGAACGCACCGAAATACATTCTGCACGCAATGACATAGTCCAGAGGTGAGCCAGAAATGACTCGCGTGACCACAGCGTCTACTTTCGCATATGGCCGCGTCTCATCCTTCAAGAAGTCGACGCACAAATGCGCCAACCGCTCACCCTTGCGAGCTGCTTCCACAATATCACTAACGCGTTCGCGTAGTTCAAGAGCAGCCGCACTATCAAAATCACACTGATCACCGGCACCAAGAATTTCTTTCTTGCCATTACCATAGCGCAAACAATAAGGATACCCAGCAGAGGAAGAGCGATTGATGGGCTTAAGCTTGAGCCCTTCACGAGTAGTACACGCCTCCTCAAAAGTGAGCAAACCCTTGTAATCGTGTATCGTCTGCTGCCTAAATGGCAATGTGGCTATACCAACATAAACGGGCAAATCAAGAGCGGCATTATACAACACCGGGCTCTGATATGGCCGCAAGCCTTCCACCATCGGATACTTCCACTCTCCGTCCTTGAGAACAGGGCGCAGATGAGCTGGCGCCTGGCCACAATCACCAAACACCTGCTCCTCACCAAGAAACGTCTTCTTTAGTTTGGAGCCTGGTGCTAAGACAATCGGCTGATCCACAGCGCCCAATAGCTCAAACGAGCCACTGACCAAACCCATGTCCTTCAGACCTGACTGTGTTTCCACATCAACGTCCAAAAGTTCGACCCCTCTGCTCTTCAGGTCGTCCTCAAGTTTACACTTGGCAACACCTAAAGTTTGCAGTGCGTCGTCAACAGCCTCACGCGTGAGTGGAATCGCATAACCCTCTCGGTCCCACGAACGCAAGGTGCCTGCTGCATGTATGCCCAACAAGCAATGGCCCTTATAATGGCGTGGACTTGACGCCATCAATGGTGCTCCACACATGCCCTTAGTGGTATCCAACTGGTAACCGATCACACCGTGGCACTCCCTACCACCAAACGACAGCTCGGGTATGTACCAGGCTCGGGCAGTCTGCAGAACCTGTTG